TCCCTTCGACGGTAAATCAATGATTTCCGTGGGAAATTTATTCTGTGTCATTTTTACTCCTTTGTTTAAAACCTTTTAAATAACTATATTATTTTTTACCACCAAAGATTTTTTCAGCACCTGCGATACCGAAACAACCTAATGTGATTACGACGAATGAATTGTAAATGAATTCTTGTATTACTAATTCGTTTCCAAACGCACCAGTAACCATATCAACTATACTTGTTATTGTCATTACTGCGAAAGACATAAAACCAATAATTGATTTTTCATTATATTCATTCTTATCTTTAAATATTTCACTAAATCCCATTTTTTATCTCCTAATTATTTTTTATATTTGATGGGTCTGGGTATAATAAATATACTACACCACTACCACTTACTCTTGATAAACCGACTTCGTAAACTTCTTTTTCAGTAAATTCAGAAGCGGCTATTGTTTCTCCGTGTGGTGTTGTCAACACGGTATCACCTGCACCTGAACCAGAAATGAAAAATCCACTCGCTCCTTTTTCAGAACCTGTAGCATAATAATCTTTAGTTGTTACTTTTGTAATTTTACTAAATTTAGGTGTTTGATAACTCATATTCTATCCTTAGAATTGTAAGATTGCATAATCATATTTTAGAGTTAATGCAATTTCAACTGGGTCTGATGTTGCATAATCCAATGTTCCGAAGTTAGCTGCTTCAATATAAGTTCCTTTTAAAGTCCACTCTTCAACAATGTCTCCGACTGGTCCTAATAGGTTAAATGTAATATCTTTTTTATAGAAGTCAGAATAACCTTGACGACCTGTTACTGATTCGTGATGTTCTCTAATCCACTCCATTACTCCTTGAGCGGCTGATGGAACTACTGGGTCATATAAAGTAATTTCTAATGGTTGCCATGCACCTTTACCTTTAACATATCTTTTAACATTAATATGTTCTAATACCACTTCATCAAACTGAATAGAAGGTCTATTCATTGCTTTGATTGTGAAGGCTGGTATACCTTCAATATACATAATGAACCTATTCTGTGTTTTAGGTTCAAAAGGTGTAAACATAATCTCTGATGGGTCTAATAGTTCAGCCATTATAAATCTCCGTGTTTCATATTCAGTAATAAATATAACGAAACCGAAAAAATGATTAAATATATTTCATTATGTTTTGAAAGTTTTTTAGAAGTTTTATGTGCTAAAAAAAACCCCACTAAAAAGTGGGGCTTTTTCTTTATTTAACTATTATTCAGGGAATGTAGCACCTGTTGGTTGAACTACAAAGTCTAATACTATAAACTCTGCTGTTCGTGTAGGTTGAATAAATATCTGTCCTATTAAACGATTTCTGTCGATTTCGTCAGGAGTGTTATTTGTATCATCCATAACCACTCTAAATGCACTTAAACCACTATTTGACTGAACATCCTCTAAGAAAGGATTAACAACATTTAAGAAACGATTTCTTGTTGCTGTTGTGTTCTGTTCAAATACTAAGAAACGAGAAGTTGATGCGATAAATTTCTTTAAAGAAATCAATAATCTTCTCACATTTACTCTGTCTAATGCACTTGGTTTTCCTTGAAGAGTTTTTTGTCCAAATACTACAACACCTTGTCCAGGGAAAGTAGCGATTGGGTTAACTCTATTTTCATACAACTTATCTCTTTCACTATGAGTTAGTCTTGTTTGTGCTTCAACAACATCTGCTAAACCACCACGATTTAGACCTGCTGGAGCGAACCATTCAAAAGCTACCTCGTCATTGAATGCAATGACACCAGGTAAAACAACTGAAGGTGGCACCCAAGTTGGTCTGTTAGTATTTTCGTCTATGACTTTTACCCAAGGGTAATAAGTTGCTGTAAAGTTTGAATCCAGTGAACTTATATTACTTGTTACAGTATCTACTGAATCACCATACTTAGCAGCGTCAAGGATAAGGAAAGTATCCGCTCTATCTTCTACTTTATTGATTGCGTGATTAGTTACTGTTGAGTGAGTTCCGTGAATTACACCAGGTAATACCATCATATTGATATCAAACTCGTCAGGATTACTTACTGCGTTAATAGCTCTCTTGTAAACAATAGAACCACTATCTGCTGAAGTGTTTAAGTTAAATCCTTGTGTGTTTGAACCTGCAATGTCTGTTCCAACAGCATAATGAGTTGCTGGATTTTGACCATCAAATCCCCATTGGAAAGGAACTGAGAACTTTCTTTGTTCTATTGCTGAATTAGAAAGTGTTATCAATTCTGTTTGGTCTGCGAAAGTTGATGCTACTGATGTAGCTCCGTCAGAACCTAACATATTTTCCAATGACATTGTTACATTACTACCTACTGCGGCAGTTGATGGGATTGGTGATAGGTATTCTCTATTATTGAGATTACCAAAGTCAAACCCATAAAATGTATTTTGGTCAAAGTCTGATACTGATGAACTTTGATTTGATTTAAATGAAGCTGTTACAATTTGTGTAGCGGCTACTTGTGTTGATAAGAAAGGAACATATAGTTTATTGAATCCAAAAGGCACCACAGTAGTTGGGAAAGTTTCTAAATTAGAAAAATCTCCTACTCTAATGTGTTTACTTTTGTTTGGATAATCACCATAAAAAGTTAATTTACCATTTGAGTCAATAGATGTGTGTCTATCACCAATTGCTCTTGCAAAATAATTTGTTGAACTTGGGTCAAATGTTAAATTGTCAAATTGTTCCATTACTGAATCATTTCCGGGTCTACTTGAATTGTTATTAAAGTTTACTGAACGCACTTGTAATGAGAAAGTTCCGTAATCAGAACCAGCAACACTACCAGCATCTTTTACATTTAAGATGTTGATTTTGAAGTGTTCATTTACATTACTTCCGTGTGAACGAGTGTAAACTCTAAACAAATCAGACCTAGAACCACCAATATTCTGTGATTGTATGTAAGGTGTTCTTGCATACTGATAGTCAGAATTACCTGTCCAAGTAGCGGCTGTTCCGTCTGAATTGAATGCAGTTGCTCCATCTGATAAATTTAGTCCATTTATTGAACTAGAAGCAAATCCAAAACTACCTGTTAGTTTATTGATGATATCTCCGTGAAATGATTTAAAGTTTTTATACAAATATACTGGTTCAGAATTGTTTTGTGGGTCATTAGATAGAACTTTATCAATGTAAAGTGCACTAGAAGTATTAAAAGAAATTGTTTTTTCTAGATTACCGGTTGATGAAGTTACAGCTAATTTAAAAGAACCTGTTACATTTTCGACAACTTTCATTGAACTTGTAAATTCTCCTACACCCATTGAAAGTCTCGTTGGTGCTAAAACTGACAATATTTTATTATGTGAATAAGATTCAGCCGTATTAGCAGTTGAACCTGAGACCATAAGGTCAATAGTGTTGGCTTGATAACCACCAATTGCAAGAACTCTAACAATTGTTACTGTACCAGCAGATTTTAAGTATTGTTTAGCCGTGTAAGGGACATAAAAACGAGAATCTAAAGTTCCAAATATCTCTTCAAACTCACTAAAACTACTGATGATTGTTGGTGTGAACGCTGGCCCTTTTTGTGTAGGCCCAATTAATGCGGCACCAATCTCAGAAATTCCTTGTGGTAAGAATGATAAGTCTTTTTCTCGTGTAAATACACCAGGGCTAACTATTCTTTCTGCCATTATTTTTCTCCGATTGATTGAAATTAAAACTAATAATAAATATCAGCTTATAATCTCAAAAGTGTTATACGATACTAATTTTTTTAGTTGTCTTTGATTTCTTCAGCACTAACTGGTGTGTATTCACCTGTTTGTGGATTTAAAGAACCTGGGCCATATTTTTCAGTTAGAGATTGAACTAATTCAGTTTCTTTTTGACGATTATCGTCCCACGCTTTTTCTAACGCTTCTTCTGATTGTTCTAATGAATTAAATTGTCTTTCTAAATTCATTTTACTAACTTTTAATTGACCAAACTGAGTCGAAATACCTGCATAAGTATTTTGTAACTCTTGTAATGATTGAAGCTCTTCTTCAGAAAATTTTACCGCTTCACCATCACTCATTTGACTTTTTAGTTTTGTTTCTTCAGCCATTTTGTAACTCCTTATTGTTTTACTGCTTTATATCTACGACCTGAACTATCTTCGTTTTGTAGTTCAATTGCTTTTTCCCAGGCTTCTTGTTCATCATCAAACGAAAAAGTTTGAGTATCACCAGAACCACTTAATTGACTCCAAAATTGTTGTTTTGTTGCCCAATCAGGGTCTTGTGAACCTGTTAAAAAATATTGTTTTACTACTATCCAAGTCATATGTTAATAAATATCAGTTTGTTTTTGTTTATTCAATTTTATTTTAAATAATTTCTATTGAGATTTTTATCTCTGAGTGTGCTAGTATTCCACTAGCATAGAAATTTTCGTTGTCGGTAAATATTGTATAAGTTGAATATTTACCCTCATATCTTTCAATACTTG